GTCTCAATGAGACCCTGTTATCAAATGCTAAGTTGCTTTATAGCAACAAGACGTTAAGCGATGCCTCCTTGAATGAGCGACAAAAATCAAAAATTGTCGAAGCCATCGCAAAGGCAAAAACACCGGAAGAGGCAAAGAATCTTCATGAAGCACTCAAAACTACAGTGGGCACCACGAAAGATAGTGGGCCAAAATCACTTAGGGAGTCAGTAAACAGAAAATCAAATCTCTCAGGTATTATGCCAAGACGCAACAAGCCAGAACAAGAATTCTCATTTGCAGACCAAATGAAGAAACTTGCTGGTATTAAATGACATACTTTAGGAGGTATTAAAATGTCTATTATTCAGAAATTAACTGAAGGCATCGTAAACCGTGATATGAAACAAGAGGGACAAGCCCTTTTGAACAAGTGGTCACAAACAGGTTTATTAGAAGGCCTTAATAATGAGCAAAGCAAGCACACAATGGCTCGCTTGCTCGAAAACCAAGCAAAAGAACTTCTTCGTGAAGCTAGCACTTTGGCTGCTGGTGATGTTGAAGGTTTCGCTGCTGTTGCATTCCCAATTGTTCGTCGTGTATTCGCCGGACTTATTGCTAACGATCTTGTTAGCGTACAACCAATGAGTTTGCCAAGTGGACTCATTTTCTTCCTTGACTTTACTTATGGTGATAGCGAAAATGCTGTTGCTGTATCTGGTGATCGTCTTGGTAATACACAAGGCGGAACCACCTCAATTTACGGTACTGATAAAGTAGGTGCTGGTGTAATTGATGGTGTTAGCCTTGTTGGCTCTAGTAAAGAAGATGGTTCCGGTCCCGGACGAAGTGGTATGACTGGTTATGCTTATTCTTCTCCAAGTGGTTCTAATAACGCCGCACTTACAGATGGTGCTGGTGGTATGGATATGAAAGCTGCCTTCACCCTCGACGGCAACGTTTCAGAAGCTAACAGAAAGCTTATCAAATATGACCCAGACCTTTTGGCAATTACAGACTCCTCTAAAGGTGTTATTGTAATTGATATCGAAGAAGAAGAAATCTCCGCTAAAGTTAGTGAAGGCGATCCAGATTTTGACAATCTTTCTGCGTTCATCTTGGATGCTGCCGCTGCTCAGGCTTACTCTGACGCTGCTGGTGCTGCTATCTTACAAATTCGACGTTTGACTGCTTTGGCTTCTGCTGATGATGCTGCGACCACCGAAAAGGCTGTTCGTGTTGTTTTTGTAGGTGGTACTGTTACTGCTGGTACATTAACCAGTACAACTGCTATCCCAGCAAACAAGCTAACTTTCCCAGTTAAGGATAAACTTAATAATGTGGGCGCTAGCTCTATTGGTGGGGTTGTTGGTGATTTGTTTGAACTTGAAAATAATGGTGCAATTCCAGAAATCGACATCAAGGTTGATTCAACTGCGATCACAGCACAGACCAAAAAGCTAAAAGCTAAATGGACTCCTGAGCTTGGTCAAGACTTGAATGCTTATCACAATCTTGATGCTGAAGTTGAATTGACTTCTATTCTTTCAGAGCAAATCGCTTTGGAAATCGATCGTGAGATCCTTGCTGACCTTGTAAATGGCGCTACTGCTGCTGTTTATTACTGGTCTCGTTCTCCCGGATTGTTTGTAAACCGTGAGACCGGTGCTGAAATTGGTCAAACATCTGCTGCTCCTGACTTTACAGGTACAGTATCAGAATGGTACGAGACTCTTATCGAAACCATTAATGATGTTTCTGCTCAAATCCACAGAAAGACTCTTCGTGGTGGTGCTAACTTCGTAGTTTGTTCTCCAGAAGTTGCTAACATCCTTGAGTTCACCTCTGGATTCCGTGCGAACGTTACTGCTGATGCAGATAGAGGCGACATTGGCGCTGTTAAGGTTGGTGCCTTGAGTCGTAAGTTCGACGTTATCGTTGATCCTTACTTCCCACGTCAAGTTATCCTTGTAGGACGTAAAGGAAATTCATTCCTTGAGTCTGGTTACGTTTATGCTCCATACGTACCACTACAAACCACACCTACAATCTTCGGACCTGAAGACTTCGTTCCACGTAAAGGGGTAATGACCCGTTACGCTAAGAAGATGGTCCGCCCTGATATGTACGGTCTTGTTATCTGTCGTGGTCTCCTTGGTGAAGCTGGTGCAACTAGCTAATCCATAGGACCCTTTGGTTAAATATAAGCCCCCTCTCTTCGGATTGGGGGCTTTGTTTTTTTAAAACTATTTACAAGCGAATGAGAAATCGTTCATCCATTGTTATCGGGTAAGCTAGACTTACCTCTTGTGGCGTTGAAATAGACCGACACAAGAACATGATTATAAAAGGAGGGTTTTTAACTATGGGAACAAAAAGAGTAGGTCTCGCAAGAATCGAGGCCCTAATGGAAAATTTAAAAAGAGAGATTGTTGGATTTAATGTTGAGATGACAGCAAATTCGGTTACAACAATAACCGCCGCAGGCGCATTGGCTCGAAACAGCATCAATTTGATCAACGACACAGACGCAGCAGCATATACACTACCAGCAGCGTCAACATGCAGCAGGGGTGATATTATTATTGTTAAATATATCGCAGCCGTAGCTGATGGCGAAGTACATAAGTATGGCACCGCTGGTGAATTTTTTGCATCACACTCAACTGTGTTTGCAGACTCAAACGCAGCAAATGGTGGCGTTATGACACTCGTTACCGCACCTGATGGCACTGACGATGACTTCTTAAACTTGACCGGTGCTACCAATGGCGGTATCGGTATTGGTTCTGAATTGCGTTTTCATTTTGATGGATCACAATGGGCTGTTAATGGAACATTAAAAAGACAAGGAACAGGAGCAGTTGCCGTAACTGCTGCATTTGCAGAAACCTAATAGGTATTTTTGTTACTACAAACTCCCCCTTTCTTCGGATTGGGGGTTTTTTATTTGAAAACTAATTATTACCAAACCATAGGAGTTAAAAATGGGAAAGAGAAGAAGAAAGCTATTGAGGCGAAAATACCAAGCATTGCCATGGAATGTTTATGGAAAGACCTCAACAACAAACACAGCCCAACCAGAGCAGAAAATCATAAAGGTAATGGAAGATAATTCGGTGATGATCGATCGCATGAAGCGCATTTCAAACACATTTGATGAATTGGTTGTTGCCCTCACAGAAGTTGATTGGGCAGATTTGGAAGAAGAAGCCATAGAAGAAAAGCCTATTGTTGAAATGAAAGCAGAGCCGCCAGTCGAGATGAGAATTCAACCTTTTAACGAGCCAACCTTAATTGCTCCGGAGACTCCAAACTTTAAAAAGATGACGAAACGAGCATTAACAAACTATGCCAAAGACAACAACATCACGGTAAAAAGAACCATGACTAAGACTCAATTGATTAAAGCCATTCAAGAAACTATTTAGAAGTGAATGGAGGGTTCATGAATGTCATTACCAACTTTGACGCCAACATCTACTGTTAGTGCGATTATATTGCCGGAGACAGGAAGCACAACTAAAGTTGTAGCGGCTTGTCCAATTGGCGCATACGTAGAGTCTGCTGACTTTATAACAGGTGCAGTCGCACAGGTAGCATACACGTTTAAAAAGCTAGGTGGCGATGTTCTTGATCTGGAAATAACCGAGCAAAACGTTTATGCAAATTATGAAGAAGCTTGCCTTGAGTATTCTTATATTGTAAACACTTATCAGGCCAAAAGTATATTGGGTTCTGCTCTTGGTGGAAGCACCGGCTCGTTTAATCATCAGGGAATAATTAAATCTGGTGAAGCGCTAAGTGGTTCAAGTATTGAACTTAAATATCCTAAATTTTCGTTTGAGTCGTCATTTAGAGTTGGGGAGGCCTTCTCGACAGAGGCTGGCGTTGGTGGACAAACAACCATCTACTCTGCGTCCTTTGCTACGGTGTCAGATCAGCAAGACTACGATTTGCAAACAGTTGTAAAAACAGCCGCTGATGACGCATCCAATCCTTTTTATAACAAAGTCGGAGACAAAAGAATAAAAATTAGGCAAGTTTATTATGTATCTCCAAGACAAATGTGGAGATTTTACGGATATTACGGCGGCCTTAATGTTGTTGGGGATATGCACACTTATGGCCAATATGCGGATGATTCAACATTTCAAGTCATACCTGCATGGCAAAATAAATTGCAAGCGGTTGCCTATGAAGATCACTTATACACCAGAACGTCACATTATTCTTATGAGGTGATCAATAATCAGCTAAGATTGTATCCAGCCCCTGATAGTGTATCTCCGGAGAATATTTGGTTTAGATTTACAATCAGCGGTGGGGATGACATATGGGAAGATGATTTTGAGTCCGGTCAGAATGGAATCAACAATATGAATACCCTTCCCTTTGAGAATATTCCATACCAAAGAATCAATTCTATTGGAAAGCAGTGGATTCGCAGATTCGCACTTGCTCTCTCAAAAGAGACCTTAGGACAGGTTAGAGGCAAATTTGGTGGCAACGTTCCAATACCAGGAGACAACGTTTCTCTTAACTCCTCTGATTTGTTAAGCCAAGCAGCGACAGAGCAAGACAAACTACGAGAAGAGCTAAAAACAATTCTTGCCGAAATGACTTATGACAAGCTAATTGAAACAGACAAGAATATGTCCGAGAATGCAAAAGATTTAATTCAAGATGTTCCTTTAAAGATATTTGTAGGATAAAAAATGAAATTAATATTAGAAAATTGGAAAAAGTTTTTAAAAGAGTCAAATGATGATATTGTTTCTTTTATTAAAAGAGTCAAAGACTCTAAGTCAAACAATTGTCGATCAATAGACTTTAGAATAGAGTCATCCCGCTTCAAGTGCTTGGGCGTTGGAACTGATAAATATGTTTTCACTGATTTGAAAAAGCCGGGATGGGTATTAAAATTCGAGAAAGCAAATCCTGTCAAGGACAGTTCAACGATGGAAGTTGTTGTATGGAGATATCTTAACAATACACCTTTTGAAAAAATACTATCCCCGATAGAGGAGCACGATGGCTTCTATTATATGGCAAGATCAAGCGCTCCCGGAAACTATCAACAATTGGAGGATGACCTCTTCAGTATCTCAAAGGATATTAATGTAAAATTTAAAGATTTGGAATATTACTTTCTATCTGATGCTAATAAAGACAATATAGGATTAATCGACGGAAAAACTGTTTTGGTCGATTATGATGATGCTTATACGTGGGTCAGGAATAACAAAGCTTTAATTAAGCAACTAAAAGGCGGAAACAATGTCAGACGATAAATGGAAAAAACCAGAGCAACCACCTCCACCAATGTTTTTTGGTGAGAAAGAGCGTAATTTAGTAAAGCAAGTTAACGATGAAATTATAGAGCGTATAGTCGGCCAACAAGTGCTATATTTTCCATTGGACATCGAACACACTAACTACCACCCCCTATATGGAGAAGCGGTCGAAAAAACCTTCTTACCGCCCGTTAGAGTACATGCTTTGGTAGAGTATCAAGGAGTGGAAACAGAATTCATGCCAAACGTTGGTCTTGATAAATCAACAAAGATATCAATCAAATTTCATCGAAGGCGCTTGACCGAAGACCAAGACCTCTTTGTACGAGAGGGTGACTTTGTTAGGTATGGTGATATTTATTATGAAATAGTTAAGCTGAACGAGCCGAAATTATTATTCGGACAGCCAGAGCATCGCTTTGAGATTCAAGCTAGCTGCATAAGAGCAAGAGACGGATTATTCAATGCCAGTTAACCACCCACCATTCAAGCCCTCAACACTAGAAAATATTGATACCGCCATGTATAATTGGGTTATTGATTTAGATTTGGCGACAACCACAAACGATGGCCTTAAAGAAATACCAGTTATTTGGCTTGGCACAGAAAGGGCTTATCAGATAAAAAATAACAAAGAGTTAAGGGATTCTGCTGGTAAGTTAAAATTACCAATCGTCACCGTTAATCGCGACTCTGTGTCGAAAGATCCTAATTTTAAAGGATCATTCCAGGCCGATCTCCCAGAAGCTAATGACTTCAAGGGCGGCACAATCACAATTAAGCGCAGAGTTAAACAAGACAAGACTAGAAACTTTGCCAATGCTGATGCTGCAAGATCTCAGAGGGGAGACGAGAACAGACGAAAAGACAATAAAAAAATTGTATTTGAAGAAATAACAGTACCAGCGCCAATCTACATAACTGTTATGTATACTGTCGTAGTAAGAACTGAATACCAACAACAAATGAATGACCTGGTTGGTTCGTTTATTGAATCTACCGGTAACATTAACGCTGATATTATCGACAACGAAGGGTGGAGCTATGAAATATTTATATCAAACGACTTCACAGAAACAAAAAATGTTGACAACCTAGCTGAACAGGAAAGAATGTTTGAAACCAAAATTCAAATAAAGACTTTGGGTTATTTGATAGGAGAAGGAAAGAATCGAGTTAGACCCCAATACGTTGAAAGAGAAACACGAGCAGAGATAAGAATAATCAGAGAGCGTGTTATTGTTGGCGACAAAAGACCATGGTTAAACAATGATGACTTCGAATTTAAAGAATGAGGTTTTTGGTATAAAAACATACTATTTAGTGAGAGTAAAGAATTATAAGGAGATTTTTAATGCCTAGAAAGTTTGATTTTATATCACCCGGAGTTTCCCTTAATGAGGTAGACCAGAGCGAGATCACACTCCCAGCAGAAGATGATGGGATTTTAATTATTGGGTTTGCACCTCAAGGACCAGCGAATGTACCGGTCAAGATTAAAAGTTTAACAGACTTTTATACAATTTTCGGAAGACCAATTTCAGGTAAGGGCTCAAATGCCACTGATGTTTGGAGAGACGGAAATGAACAAGTTACAACATATGGTATGTACGCTGCGCAAGCATGGCTTGCCTCTGAGGTGTCACCAGTTACATTTATCCGCTTACTTGGAGAGGACGCTACCAACCAAGCAACAAATTACGTAAAAGCAGGATGGAATACTAACTATCAAGCTAGCACAACAGCAGCATCTAATGCCTCTGCGTATGGTTTGTTTTTGATGCCGTCTGGTACTGATGGTCAAACTGCCGGTCTAACAGGTAAACTAGCAGCGGTTATTTACGCCTCTGGGTCTTCATTAGCCCTTAAAGGAACCCGACCAAAGTATGGTGGCGGCGGTGGAACCGTTACTGCTGCAAGCACTTTAATTGAATCAGATGCTTCTTCGGGAATCGCTAACACATTCACGCTAAGCATTTCAAGCTCAACAAGCGCAGCCAAAGAACTTACGTTCCACTTGGATCGAGATCAAAAAGATGGATACATTAGAAATGTTTTGAATTCTAATCCACAAAAACTTGAAGCTCTAAACTATGGCTCAACCGAATCTTACTTTTTGGGAGAAACCTTTGAAGTAGCAGCAGACGACATAGCGACTATTAGTTCATCTGCGGGTCAACAATATGGTATCCTAATGCCTCTTGCTGCTGGCGCTACCAGAAAATGGTCTGATCATGAA